TGTTTTTGTCATGTGAGTCACCTCTGACTGAGAGTTTACTCACTTAGCCGCGTGTCCACTATTGCTGGGTAAGATCATATTACATGAACAGGCCGAATTCCGGGTTACTGGTATGACACCCCAAGATTTTGTTAACAAAATAGTTCAGAGTATTCCGGGACTTGCTAACGACCATCGACTATTTGTTAGTTTGCGAGATCAACTTCCGCTGCTGGCAGAAGCTGCCCCTGGCCCTTTCCTTGATGCCCTTGAGCAATTGCTTAAGGGCAATGGGGAAATGATTGCTCCAATATTCAATGAAGATAAAGGGCTGTTAACTCCTCGAAGTCATTATCATGGATTAAAATGGGCATTGGAAGCCTTGGCTTGGGAACAAACATATCTATTACGCGCTGCAATCTGTCTTGCAAAACTCGCTGTAATAGATCCCGGAGGAACTTACTCAGATCGCCCTCTTAATAGTTTAAGAACCATTTTTCTGGCATGGTCTCCTAATACATGGGCACCAGTAAAAGTTAGAAATGCAATTATAAAAAAAATTATCACTATTGTTCCTAGTATTGGGTGGAGTTTGTTACAAAATCTCCTTCCTCGCTCCCATGATACCTCTGATCAAAACCAAAAAATGAAGTTCAGAGAGTCGGATAAAGATGTAGAAAAACTAACGTGGGGCGTTGTTTGGGAGGGGCAAATCTTTATTATCCAAGAAGCAATTAAACTTGCAGGTATACTCCCAACAAGATGGGAAATCCTAATCTCTCATTTAAGCTCATTCCCTGAGAATGCAATAGATGAAACACTTTCTCATCTTGAACTTTGCCTTTCTCAACAAACTGAAGAGGATCAGTTCATCGTATGGGAGGCTTTGCGTCATGAGTATTCTCGCCATAAAAAATATTCAGATGCGAACTGGGCATTTAAATTTGAGTCTATGGAAAAAATAGCGAAAATACTTGATAATTATAAACCAATTGACATGGTTAGAGCCAGTTTATGGATTTTCAATGATTGGGATTCTGATATTGAAGAGTCAATTGAAAATGCTGGCGGAATTTTTTCTTCTGTCGAAGAAATGCGAAGTGAAAAACTTAGGGAAATATACTTTACTTTAGGTTTGTCTGGGGTGAAAGACCTTTTTCAACAAGTTAATAATGTTTTTATTGCAGCAAGGCATATATCAGCACTCTCGTTGGATGAAGAAAAATTAAATGATTTGTTTGTAATGCTTATTAACAACAAAAAAAATATTGATGAAGTTTGTGGGTTGTTAATGCAATATGGTGTTGAATGCTTTGGTGCTGAATGGCTTAATAAAATAAAAGTGTATTTTAAACAGTTTAAAATTACCCCTGATAGGGCTGGGAAAATCTTAGCATCGTTAAGAGACTCACAAGAGATATGGAGCATTATTGAAGGGTTTGAAGATAACATCAACGAAAAATATTGGTTGCAAAAACAACCCATTGCAATGATGGGTAAAACTTCGGATTTATTTGTTCTTATGGATAAATATATAGAAAGGGGCCGGGGTCTTGCTGCTATTATATCAGCAAATCAACGCCTTTCTGAGATTCCATCTACAACACTTTTATATCTTCTAGATATAGTCGTTAAAGAAATAAATAGCCAGGATATCCAATTTGATACAATGCTATCGTACTATGTAAAAAAAGTTTTTGATGAACTCAAACAACGTAACGATGTTTCTGAAACAGATTTGGCATTTAAAGAAATGACCTACTTGCCTTGTTTTCCGGATAGCGATGAGCCACTTATCCTGCATCGTCTAATGATGAAAAAGCCAGAGGTTTTTATAGAAGCAATATGTATTGTATATCGTAGTGACGAAGATGAACAAACAGAACCATCGGAGTTGGAAGTTAAAAGAGCTACTTCTATATACAGATTACTTGAAAAATTACGAATACTACCAGGGCAGATAGACAATGAAATTGATCAAGATAAACTTGAAGATTGGTGTGAGAATGTACGCCATTTAGCAAAATTGCATCATCGCCAAGAAATCACTGATCATGTAATAGGAAAAATTCTGGCACATGCCCCTAATAGCTCAGTAGATAATTCCTGGCCACATGAAGCAATTCGGCACATCATTGAAATATTATCTTCTGATGAGTTAGAGCAAGGTATACAAATTGGTAGGTACAATAAAAGGGGGGTATTTGCTCGTATGCGTTACGAAGGTGGAAACCAAGAAAGGATATTAGCTGAGCAGTACCGAGAATGGGCAAATTCAATGCCCCACTGCGTCCGTACTTCTGCAATGCTATTTAGAATCGCTGACGAATGGGAATACTCAGCAAAAAACGCAGATATTCGAGCCGCAAAGGCTGATTTAAAATAGAAAGATTCAAAACCAAAATTAGAATAAATCATAAAAACCCTGCTTAAGAGCAGGGTTTAACTTCTTTCAGCGTCATTTAAAATTGCAGACCTTCAGGTTAATCTACCCAAAAACAGAACGGGTTTTAGCTACGACATGTCATCCAACTAACCGCATTGCCTTTATCCCTCCTTCAATCATACTACCGTGATCTGCAGCCATCACAAAATCAGCCCACCACTGCATCATAGGCCGTCGCTGCTCAAGATAATCACTACGGTTATACGCACGACGAACCTCATTCTTATCCACATGAGCAAGTGCAGCCTCAATAACATCAGGTGGAAATCCCTGCTCATTAAGGGCTGTACTGGCGATAGATCGCAGGCCGTGTGAAACGAGCACCCCACCAAAACCTGCGCGTTTTAGCGATGCGTTTACGGTCTGACTGTTCATCGGCTGGTTTGGCTTGATGCGGCTGGGAAAGATAAATTCTCGATTTCCACTTAACGGCTTCATCATCTCTAGTATCGCAATTGCTTCATCTGACAATGGAACAGTATGGTCGCGGTTCATTTTCATGCGTGCTGCAGGAATCTTCCACTCTCGCGCTTCTATGTCTACCTCTTCCCAGAGAGCTTCAGCCGCTTCGGCAGGGCGGGTAATAGTAAGAAGTTGCCACATGAACAGGCAGCGTGTGGAAAGGCTAATGCTGGCTGTTCGCATCGTCTGCATTAACTGAGGTAGCTGATCCGGTCGAATGCTGGGCATGTTCTTTTTCTGAGGCTTCTCGAAGGCTTTACCGATATTAACGCTGGGAACAGCATCAATCAGCCCTGTGTTCTGGGCATAGATCATGACCTCATTAATACGTTGGCACAGGCGACGAACAGTTTCCAGTGCTCCTCTGGCCTGAACCGGTTGTACGGCCTGAACCAGTGTATGAGCTTTAATATCTGTAACGCTAACGTCGCCAATCGCAGGAAAGACGTCTCTTTCAAGAGAGCGCCAGATATCTTCCGCATAGTCCTCTGTCACACTGGCTTTCTTCACATTCCACCAACGTTCAGCTACGAGTTGGAAAGTGTTGGTTTTGGCTTCCAGCGAACTGCGCAATTGTTCTTGCTGATGTTCCTGCGGATCGATCTGTTTAGCCAGTAGTGAGCGGGACTCTGCACGGTAGTTTCTGGCATCGGCAAGGGTAACTGACGGGTAGGAGCCTATGCTCTTCTTTGCTCGTTTCTTGGTGACAGGGCGAATGTAGCGAAACTGCCAGATTTTACTCCCGCTGGATTTAATGAGTAGCTCAAGGCCATCGCCATCATAGAGAACGTAGTCCGCCTCCTTGGGTTTGGCTGATTCTATTTCTTTAACGGATAGAGGTTTGGTTTGTCTTGCCATTGCCGGGTTTCCATAGTTTTAGGCACCTCAAAAAACAATAAAGCTTTATGAGGTGCCTAACAAGGTGCCTAAAAGGATCGGATTTAATTAGTTTTCTTCGGACTTCGCGGGACAAATTGAGGGCACAAAAAAGCCCGCAGGGCTTGCGCCGTGCGGGCTCTTAGGACTTCATCGGATGACTCTGGTAATCACCGATGGAGAATTTTGGTGGAGCTGGCGGGAGTTGAACCCGAGTCCGTATTTTTATAATTAGCTGAAATAAAACGATTAATACTAACTATTTTATTCTGCGGATCTTTTGCGGCTCCTTTTATGTCTGGATGTGGTCGTCAACATATCCTCTTTTAAATACAGGTGCTTTTACCTTAGTTGGATCATCTGTTTTAAAGATTTTCAACCGTTCACTGAAGAACATTACCTCAGATCCTTTGTACCGATCTTGAGCACTGTAGTTTATTCCATATACTAATGATGATGTCTTATACATAGCTTGGATCTCAGGAGTGTTATCGTAAGAAACAATCCAAGGCGTTTTAATATTATTCTGTACGACTTTTGCAACCCTAACATGATCATCATGATCATAATGGTTGATATATAAACCTTTACCTTTTATGTAATAAGGTGGATCCAAATATGTTAATGAGTTTTGTGGCAATTGAATGACTATTTTTTCAATGAAATCAATTGCATCCATGTTATATAAATCTATTCTGTGACGATTTTCTGATATTTTATGGATTCGAGAAATCAAATCACTCTTATTATAGCGAGCGTCAAGCTTCCATTTTCCTTCTTGATTTTTACCGCCAATTACTCCACCTTTTAATATTCCAGAACGATTTGTTCTATTGAGAAAAAAGGTTGAGAAACCAATTGTTAAAAGATCATGGTCTTTCGGATTATTAATTATATCTTTCTGCTTAAACCATTCATCCATTGTAACTTCAGTTCTTTCAATTAAAGAACATAATTGATCTGCATGATTTAATACACTGTACCAAAAAGCATAAACAGAAATATTAATATCATTAAGGATGATTTTTTCAGCTGCATTTAAATGTAAAAGTTTCAATGCTAAGCCAGCCCCTCCAGCATATGGTTCGGCATAATGTATAGGCGAAAGATTATTTTCTTCAATAATCCGAAGTATGAAATTTGCAAGCTTGCCTTTACCGCCAGGATAGCGAAGTGGGGTGTTAAAACGCATATGATACCTCTAAATGTCAGATCTAGAGTATATCAAAAAAAAGGGCTTTATGGACATCACATAAAACCCTTTTTAATCAATTAGTTATCTGAAAGATATGATGAGATGGTAGCAGAATCAACACCATGTCCACTTGTCATAATAACTTTAAGGCTCTTTATTAGTTCATTCCTGAAACGATCAGATTGCTCAGGATTTTTCTTGACCCAATATCGATATGGGTTATTTTTAACTCGTCCTTTGACTAGAGCCTGAAATTGAGGCGTGTGTGCAAAATCTTTAAAAAGTTTTCTAACCGTTCCACCATGGTTTTGATTTTCTTTTCTATAATTATCTATTAAGTTTTGTAAGTTAATAGGGTAGTTACCTATCTTTAATGATGTGATTATATCTTTAGCTATTCTCAAAAATACAGCTTTTGTGAACCTATTTGTATTGTTCCAATATACATCATCAGGAGGTAAATTATATAAAAATTCGAAAATCATTTGGTCTGGAGGTAGGATGCTTGGAAGTAAGCATAAGCTTTTCTCTTTTTTTGCTTTTTTTGCATTATCACTGTTATCTAGAGCAACATCGCCGTCTAAGACCACCAGACTTTTAATTGTAAATTCAGGGATTTTTCTTGCCATTAAATCCAAAATGGCAGAGCAGCTAATATTTATATTTCCTAATGGATTTAATATTTTTTTTATTCTTCTGTCAGTTATCAATTGTTTGAAAAAATCAAAGCCTTCTTTATCTTCAAAATAAACGTTAGCTTTTGGAAGACTAATCTTATCATCGATTTTTACCGTCTCAACATGTAAATCCGCATTTATATCAGCCCATGATAAGTTATCTTTTGTTTTTATATCACCATAAGTATCTGTTAGGTAGATTGTTTTGAAGCCTTTGGGGTCTTGTTTGGAACGATTGAAAACATCTTCAATTATTAGTGGGGAATGAGATGTCATGATTATTTGCAAATCATATTTTTTAGCAGCTTTGGTTAGGATGTTAATTAATTCTAACTGAGCCGCAGGGAAGAGACCTGCATCCGCTTCATCAATTAATAAAATACCTCCATGATAGTCATCATACAGTTCTTTCAGCCTTTTAAACGAAAATATTGCTTGGATTAATTGTCCTACATTATCTTCACCAACAGAAACTGATTGGTAGTCATAATTATCACCATGTACAACCATTGAATCAATAATCCCTTTTGTGGCTGTTACTGAACATCCATTGTTTTTTAATAAGAGTTGATTACTCATTATTCTTATATCATCAGCATTTTTCTTGATATACTCAACATCTCTTGTTGAGTAATCAGTACGAAGGGTAATAGGGAGAAGCCTGGCTAAGCTTAAAAAAATAACAGGATGGGTAACGTTTCTACTTTGGTTTTTCCCCGGGATAGAATCATTACCCCTGACTATTGGTCTTGATTTATCCCTGTCGCTGGAACTGTATAGACCCAATGTTAGTTTTTCAAGATGTTTGTTAAATGCTCCATCATAGACACTAATCTTGACGTCCATTGAACCAGCAGTATCAAATTGTTCTGAGAGTCTAAAATGCTCACTGAAAGCTGACTTGAAGTTGCCATTAGTTAATGTCTTATATTGTGTTAAATCAATCTCAGGATTCTTAGATAAGTCTTTTGTAAAACTGAAAATCTGGGCGATAATACCAAGAATTGTTGATTTAGATGTGCCATTTTTCCCACAAATAACAGTTAGGCGAGTTCCAAATTCTATATTTATATTTTTTAGCCCCCGGAATTTTACAACGTTTATTTTTTTTAGTTTAGTTATTTGATTTGCCATGTGTGTACCTTGTTCAATGAAATGGCCACAAATGGTGGCCAACAGTTCAGACATGGGTTATATTTTTATCTTCTTCAGGCTTGCTTGTCCATCATATTCCTTCAAATATGAGCCATAGTGTCTGAAAAGCATTTCTGGCCCTTTATGACCCATTTGAGCCGCAAGCCAAAACAAATTTGCACCCCGACTGATATGGCTGGTGGCGAATGTATGCCTGGTTTGATATGGGTTTCTGTAACGAATACCTGCTTTTCGCAATGTTGGCACCCATGCTTTTTTCCTGATTGCATCAGCACTTGCCCAAGGCTTATTGGTCTTTGGATCTTCAAAGACAGTAGCATCCTTCATGAATGTAAATGGCTTCTGATTTATCAGCGCCAACATAGCCTCTTCTGTCAGTTCAACTTTACGAGTACCGGCTTTTGTCTTTGTTCCTTTGATAACACCGACAACACTTGCGCTCTGGACATGGGCAGTTTTTCCAACAAAGTCGATATCACGCCATCGAAGGGCACATAGTTCAGAACTACGCAGGCCTGTATGTATAGCGAACCGGAACAGATTTTCCCATTGTTTGTTTCCGGCTGCTGCTAGTAATGCATCAACTTCTGCTGGTGATAGCGGATCAACCACATAGCTGCTTTCTGCTTCTGACTTATCACTTTGGTAGCGCGAAGCTGTTACTAACGATACGGGGTTAATTTGAAGTACCCCATCGGTCACGGCTTCATCAAGTGCTGACCGCAGGAAAGATAACTGGTTGCGAATGGTTTTTAAGGTTGTTTTCTGGCTTTGAATCCACGCTTTCAGGGTTGCTGGTGTTAATTCACTTGCAGGGCAAATGTGAAGTGAGGCTAACGCCCTACGGCATTTTTTATAGCCACCAATCGTAGAGGGTGAAAGTTTTCTTGTTTCGCAGATTTCAAGATATTCGTCCAGGTACATCTTTACCGTTTTGCCTGCAGCAGCATTACCAAAAATTTTCAAACGAGCAGAACGGGGAAAATATTCTGCATAAATGAATGTTCCCTTTTCGATCTTATTATGGATTTCGCCGAGTGTACGCTCGGCGTATTTAATGTTCTTTGGTGTTACTTCCAGATTGGAAAGAGGCTCACGACATTTAACTCCTTTGTAGGTGAAAGTTATATTGATCGTTTCGCCCTGGCGGTGTTTCCTGATTGTTACGCCGCGCGGTAGTTTGAGCAGTTTTGTCTGGCCCATTTTGCAACCTCACTAAGGTCAATCCACCTCTCCTTAACGCCTTCAACCTTTAAAACCTGAACACCTTCACGCCAAACACCGCGCTGTACACGTTTGTTTATTGCTTCAGGAGTTTCGCCAGTTTCTTTGCAATAAGTTGAGATTGGAACACAATCGAGGTTCAGCATATGTTTCTCCACTTAGCCCGCTGCACACGGGCAGTAATATCAAATTCCAGTCCTGATAATTAATTTTGTTCCCTGGTTGCTACCTGTTTTATTGGCCTGATGCTGTCCAGTAGCAGACGGCGACGCATGTTAGGTGCACCCCAACGGTAACCAGTCTTTTTGTCATAGGATTCACAACGTCCGGCAACCCAGGACGTTTCAGTGGAATGTAATTTCATCCGCTTTTCACCGTCTCGGGTGATAACAATTCCTGTATGAGTTTTTATCACGCTCATTTCTTAGTCTCCGGTGCTTTCGGTATTACTGCCCAGTGAGTGATATTGACGTTTTCAAGGTCCCCGACCTGAAATGTCCACTGCCATTCTCCGGTTTCTTTTTGTCCCCAGGTGTACCAGAGAGAACGCCAGCCAATCAGCCAGCCTTCTCCGTTAGCATCAAATAACAGAACACTTTCATTTGCTGGTGGCAGTTCAGCTGACACTGGTATTATTTTGCTTTCCAGTGCCGCACATTTAGCTTCAAGCGCGTCGAATTTACGTACCAGGTACTCAGCATTTGTTTCGTTCACTTTCAGATCTCGCGGTACACATTTCCCGCGAAGAAACCCTTCCATTTCGAAAACATTCATGCGCATTTGCGTAACTCCGATAATTCGTTAAAGCGTTCCATAAACATCCCGTAGGCATGGCCTGGAGCCAGTGGAATCACGTTGAACATCTCTGTTGCCGGGATACCTTCCAGCACAGGCCAGAAAGAGCCATCATCAAGCCCGAGATCGCGGCGTTCGGTTGCCAGCATGATGAGATCGGCATATTTCACTGGCGTGCTCATAACAGGAGGTAACCCGTATTTCTCACGGATTACGGCGTCTATTTTTTCTTCCATCCGTTTATAGTCAGGAAGAAGTCGTTTCAGTGGTGCGGGGATGTCCTGGCAATACGCTTCTGTTGCATCATGCATTAAAGCTTCAAAAGCAAATTCCTGCGGCACCAACTGGCTGCAAAGCACCGCATGTTGGGCGACACTGTAGAAGTGTGAAAGATGTCCTGCAAAGCGACAGATATTTGAAAGGGAAACCGCGATATCGTTAATAACGATGTCGTTTTTATTTATCCTGTCATAATAGAAATGCTTCCCGGAAAAAGTTTTAATAAATGACATTTTGTTCTCCACGTATATGCGCTGCACCGCGCTGAACTCGGGTAAAAGGAAGCCCTCACCGTCCGGCGATTATTGAGTTAATTACATTTCCATAAATGCCCCCGTAGGGGCGGTTAGTTTCTCCACAAAACAGAGAAGAACACCTGCGGTGGCAGCCGCCCGGATGGATTGGGTTATGAGCCCGTCGTCCGGTGATGCTCTTCTCTGTTTTGTAAAAAGGACGGTACCAGCCGGAAGCAAGGGTACAAGCTGGTACCGCCAAGACTACACACAGCATAAAGTTGTGGTGCCGGGTGCCTCCCGGTGCCTGGCGAAGGTTGCACACCAGACGGGTGGGTATCCACAGAAGGTCGACTGTCAGCCTCAATCTTAACCCGCGTGCGCTGAGCCTCATTCACCACAACGCTAAGGATTCTCTTTGGTTGAAAATACTTAGCTGTTATGTGCCTGTCTTTTCACCACTTCAGGCTCGGTGGTATCCTTTTAAGCCCGTATACATAAAATGAAAATCAAATGACTTTTGATGAAAAAGAACTTGATAATGCAATTAATAAAATCATCGTAACGTCGCTCTTTTCCTGTCTCAGCGACACTCAGCAGAAACAGTTCTACGAATCGGCTTTCAACATGATCGAGCGTTGTTGTTTCTGCGATGCCGACGAGTTACCTGAAAAAATCAGGAAACAGTTGGCTGATGCTCTTCGAGTGCGACTTTCTGACCAATTTTCTGAAATGTGCTCTCCGAATTTGGACAAATAGAAAAAGGCCATTTCCATTCAGGGTCTGATGGAAATACTTCAGCCTGTTCCAAAGCACGGCGTAAAGAGAACACAACTCCAGCCATAATCTGATGTTTCCCATTGGTCCAGCTATCGCCGCTCTGATCTACAGGGGCGGCTATGTCGTATGACCAAACGACTTCACAGTTATTGTTTAAAATCTGGACTTTCATTTCATACACCTGCTTTAACATGAGTGCCTGGTGGCACAACATGACTCAACGAATCATCCTGGACTTCATATGCCCCAGGCGGCTACTTCGTGGGCGTCCTGCCTGTTCGTTATCTTTGATATAAAATCTAACTTAACTTAGTTATTATGGCAAGAGAAAACACCAAACTTTTCTTAGTTCGGTGCCTTAGTTAGAGAAGAGAGGTCTTAGAGTTCGTATTGAACTCCTTTGACTACACCAATGATAAGGCAATTACCATTGATAGGGATGTTGGGATACCGAGGATTTAATGGCACTAAAAACTTTTGAGGGCCATCGATGACTAATTTTTTTACTGTAGCTTCGTTTGTTCCATCAAGTCGAGCGATGACTATTTTTCCATGACGAGGTTCTGCATCTGGATCTACAATCACTGTTGCGCCTTCTGGTATTGTTGGGAGGCCATTAGGGTTAGTCATGGAGTCACCTTTAACCTCTAATGCAAATGAGTTATCACCAATCTTTAATGATGTATCTACCCACTTGTCCACTTCACTAAACACTTCTGCTGCCCTGCACTCAGTAAACTGCCCAGCCTGAACCCACGATATTACAGGAACTCTGCGCATGTTTGTGACGAGTTTGCCTTCAAACTCAGCACCATAAAGAATGTAATCTATTGACGTATTGAAGAACTTCGCTAATTTCGAAAGTGCCTCCCCACCAGGGGTATTGATGTCTTTCTCCCAGTACCCCACAGCAACGTCGCTTACTCCACAAAATTTACCCAATTCTTTCTGGGACGTTCCGGTAACTCTTCTCAGAGCTTTTATACGCTGACCAACCGTTTCCATAGGAGCACCATTTCTTGAATTGCTAAGTAATCTTAGTTTTTATTGACCAAAGATAGATTTGTAATTAGCATCTAATAAAACTTAGTTTGGAGGGCGTATGACAACTGACGATATCGAAAGCTACTTCGGCAGTATTGAGAAAGTTGCTGCTTTTTTCGGCATAACAACTGAAGCCGTTTATCAGTGGCGAAACCGTCCGGGCCAGTTAATTCCAAAAGGACGTGCAGCAGAAGCTGCATATAGAACTTGCGGACGGTTGCCATTTAAACCTGAGCTTTATGAAAAATCTAATGGATAAATCGATTAACAGAAACCACAGAACGATGAGGCTAACCGTGGGTAAGCATCACTGGAAAGTAGAAAAACAGCCTGAGTGGTACGTGAAAGCTGTCAGAAAAACTATCGCAGCGTTGCCGGGTGGTTACGCTGAAGCAGCTGACTGGCTGGATGTAACAGAAAACGCATTATTTAACCGCCTTCGTGCCGATGGCGATCAGATTTTCCCGCTGGGATGGGCAATGATTTTGCAACGTGCTGGTGGAACTCACTTCATTGCTGACGCTGTGGCGCAGTCTGCAAATGGCGTCTTTGTGTCTCTTCCTGACGTCGAGGATGTGGACAACGCCGATATTAACCAGCGCCTGCTGGAAGTCATTGAACAGATTGGCAGTTATTCCAGACAGATTCGTTCGGCAATCGAAGACGGTGTGGTGGAACCGCATGAGAAGACAGCAATTAACGACGAGCTGTATCTCTCAATTTCGAAGCTGCAGGAGCATGCAGCACTGGTCTACAAAATCTTTTGCATTTCAGAAAGTAATGACGCCCGCGAGTGTGCAGCTCCGGGCGCCGTGGCGTGTCGTGACTGTGGAGAAACTAACGCATGAACAGTTTAACAACACACTACCGTCGCTCGCAACTGATTGCGCTTCCTGTACCGGGTGGAAAAGCGAAGGTGGAGTATTGCTATGCAGTTAATGTACCAGGTGACAGGGAAATTGTAACCCACAGCTTTGCTGAGTGGGCTGTGGGTGATTTCAACCGGCAGAAGGAGACAGTCCTTTGCGACAAGTTAACCGCTGGTTCAAAGATCACTACGGAGTGCCCGTCAGAGTCATTCGTTGGGAGCCGGAAACACAACGAGTTATCTACCTCCGCGAAGGCTATGAGCATGAGTGCTTCAGCCCGCTCGAACAGTTTCGTCGTAAATTCAGGGAAATAGAGGTCGGTCATGAGCACTAAATTAACCGGCTATGTATGGGATGGTTGCGCTGCATCAGGCATGAAATTATCCAGCGTGGCAATTATGGCCCGCCTGGCTGATTTCAGTAATGACGAAGGTGTGTGCTGGCCATCAATTGAAACTATTGCCCGTCAGATTGGCGCGGGGATGAGTACCGTCAGGACGGCTATCGCACGGCTGGAAGCAGAAGGCTGGTTAACGCGTAAGGCGCGTCGCCAGGGTAACCGCAATGCGTCGAATGTTTATCAGCTTAACGTTGCGAAGCTTCAGGCAGCGGCATTTTCTCAACTGTCAGATTCTGACCCGTCAAAATCTGACGCATCAAAATCTGACCCGTCAAAATTTGATGCGTCGAAATCTGGCAAAAAAGCGGGTTTTCACCCGTCAGAATCTGGCGGGGATCCGTCAGTAAAATCAAAACATGATCCGTCAGATAAAAAACCTTCTCGTCCGGACGCTTCGCAACCGGACACGCAGACGGATGAACAGGATTTTTTAACTCGCCATCCTGATGCGGTTGTATTCAGCCCTAAAAAGCGCCAGTGGGGAACGCAGGATGATTTGACCTGCGCACAGTGGCTCTGGAAAAAAATCATCGCCCTGTACGAGCAAGCCGCCGAATGTGACGGCGAGGTGGTTCGTCCCAAAGAACCGAACTGGACAGCCTGGGCAAACGAAATTCGCCTGATGTGTGTGCAGGATGGTCGTACTCACAAACAAATCTGCGAGATGTACAGCCGCGTCAGCCGCGATCCGTTCTGGTGCCGTAACGTGCTCAGCCCGTCGAAGTTGCGGGAAAAATGGGATGAGCTTTCCCTGCGCTTATCACCGTCCGTCAGCACGTACACCGAAAAACGCGAAGACCCGTACTTCAAATCCAGTTACGACAACGTGGACTACAGCCAGATCCCGGCAGGATTCAGGGGGTGATCATGAGTCTGTTAAATGACGTTCAGAAATTCATTGAAGCCCATCCGGGGTGTACTTCCGGAGACATTGCGGATGCTTTTGCAGGTTACTCACGGCAGCGCGTTCTGCAGTCTGCAAGCAAGTTACGTCAGAGTGGGCGTGTGGCTCACCGTTGTGAAGGAGATACACGCAGACATTTCCCGCGCCTGACTGAGAGAGCGCAGGAGCCGGAACCACAACCAGTTCGTGAAACCAGACCTGTGCGCAATTTCTATGTCGGCACTAACGATCCCCGGGTGATTTTGTGCCTGACCCGCCAGGCGGAAGAACTGGAGTCCAGGGGCTTATACCGTCGTGCTGCAACGGTGTGGATGGCGGCATTCCGTGAAAGCCACTCCCAGCCAGAACGAAACAATTTTCTGGCGCGTCGTGAGCAGTGTTTACGGAAAAGCAGCAAGCGCGCTGTATCGAGTGATGAGTGGTATCTGTCAGGGAATTACGTGGGGGCTTAATGAGTAATAAATATTGCCAGGCGCTGGTGGAACTACGGAACAAACCAGCCCATGAACTGAAGGAAGTGGGCGATCAGTGGCGCACGCCGGATAACATTTTCTGGGGAATTAACACTCTGTTTGGCCCGTTTGTTCTGGATCTTTTTACTGACGGTGATAACGCCAAATGTGCCGCGTATTACACGGCGGAAGACAACGCGCTGGCGCATGACTGGTCAGAACGTCTTGCGGAGCTTAAAGGTGCTGCCTTTGGTAATCCCCCATACAGCCGCGCCAGTCAGCATGAGGGGCAATACATCACCGGCATGCGTTACATCATGAAGCATGCCAGTGCCATGCGTGATAAAGGCGGGCGCTATGTTTTCCTGATCAAAGCTGCCACCAGCGAAGTGTGGTGGCCGGAAGATGCAGATCATATTGCTTTTATTCGCGGGCGTATTGGTTTTGAACTGCCTGTCTGGTTTATCCCGAAAGACGAGAAGCAGGTGCCGACAGGCGCTTTCTTCGCTGGTGCTATTGCTGTTTTCGATAAGACCTGGAAGGGACCGGCAATCAGCTACATCGGGCGCGATGAACTTGAGGCATGTGGTGAGGCGTTTCTGGCGCAGGTTCGCCAGCAGGCGGAAAAACTGGTCAGGGAGATGGCGGCATGACGACGTTAACTCAATGCCAGCAGCAGGTGCTGGATATGCTGATTTCTTACCAGAAAGAACGTGGCTTCCCGCCAACCAATCAGGAGGTGGCAACCATGCTGGGATACCGTTCAGTGAATGCAGCGGTGGAACATCTTCGCGCACTGGAGAAAAAAGGCGTCATCACGATAAAGCGTGGCGTGGCCCGGGGTATCACTCTTCATACCGCGGTGAAGGACGACGACAGCGAGGCGGTCGGGATTATCCGCTCACTGCTTGCCGGTGAGGAAAACGCCAGGCTGCGTGCAACCCACTGGTTACATGAGAGAGGCCTGAAAGTATGAAGCTGATCCTGCCTTTCCCGCCCAGCGTGAACACGTACTGGCGACACCCCAACAAAGGGGCATTTGCTGGTAAGAGCCTGATAAGCGCGGCGGGGCGAAAATTTCAGAGCGCGGCGTGCGCAGCAATAGTTGAGCAGTTACGTCGTCTGCCAAAACCAACGTCGGCACCTGCTTCAGTGGAGATCGTGTTGTTTCCTCCGGATAACCGGATCCGCGATCTGGACAACTATAACAAGGCGCTGTTTGACGCGTTGACCCACGCGGGTGTGTGGGAAGACGACAGACAGGTGAAAAGAATGCTGGTGGAGTGGGGACCGGTTATCCCGAAAGGGAAGGTCGAGATCACCATCAGTAAGTACGAGAAAACGGCGGGTGCAGCCGCCTGATCAAGAGGAGAAACGAAGTATGAATAATCTGATGGTCATTGATGGTATTGAAGTTCGTCGTGATGCTTATGGTCGTTACAGCCTGAACGATCTGCACAGGGCTGCCGGTTCTCTGGATAAGCATAAGCCTGCATTCTGGCTCCGCAATGAGCAAACTGAACGTTTAATAAGCGAGTTGCAGATTTGCAACTCGGTCAATATAGAGCCAGTTAACGTTATTCGTGGCGGAAATAACCAGGGGACGTATGTCTGCAAAGAACTGGTGTATGCCTATGCAATGTGGATAAGCCCGTCATTCCATCTGAAGGTGATCCGTACTTTCGACATGGTAACCAGCGCACCGGAAAAATTATCCGGACAGGCTGCTGACAAGATGCAGGCTGGCGTGATTCTGCTGGACTTTATGCGCCGGGAATTAAACCTGTCTAACTCATCAGTGCTTGGTGCCTGTCAGAAACTCCAGGAGGCTGTTGGCTTACCGAATCTGGCACCGCGCTATGCCATTGATGCTCCTGCTGACGCGCCTGATGGCTCAAGTCGCCCCACGCTGTCGCTGAGTGCACTGCTGAAACAGTATGGTATCCGCCTGACGGCTAATCAGGCATATCACCAGATGGTGAAGCTGGGGATCGTCGAGCAGCGCGAACGATACAGCCGTACCGCGATTAACAACATCAAAAAATTCTGGTCGCTGACAGCGAAAGGCTGCATGTTCGGCAAGAACATCACCAGTCCCGCAAATCCGCGCGAGACGCAGCCGCATTTCTTCGAATCCCGATTCCCTGAGCTGTTAAAGCTGCTCGATACCGTTCATTGAGGTGACCGTGAGAGCACTACTGACTCCTGAAATTGCCCCGCGTATGGGGATCGTATTGTTCAGGCCAGGTTCAGAGCTGATGCCCCTGTTTATGCAGGGGCGTGTCCTGCTGGAGCCTGAGCCGGAACGTTATTCATCTTTTGCCAGTGGTGCCGTTCCGGCGGTATCACAACCGCTGGCGGATGATCCTGCCGTTCGGGGCGTGTTCCGCAATGAGGCAGTGATCCGTCGTGCTGGTGGCGTGGAATGTCTTGAAAGCTGGTTACTTCGTGAAAAGGGCTGTCAGTGGCCTCATTCCGACTGGCACAGCGAGAACATGACCACAATGCGGCACGCGCCGGGCGCAATCCGTCTGTGCTGGCACTGCGATAACCAGTTGCGCGATCAGTTCACGGAACGGCTGGAATCAATGGCAACGGATAACTGTGCCCGCTGGGTATTGTCTGTTGTGCGTCGGGATCTCGGTTTTGATGATAGTCACGTTGTGACAATGCCGGAACTGTGCTGGTGGCTGGTTCGTAATGACCTGGCGGATGCCTTACCGGAAAGTGCAGCCCGTAAGGCACTGAGATTACCGAAGCCTGTTGTGCCGTCTGTCACCCGGGAAAGTGACCTTGTGCCTTCGGTTCCTGCCACCAGCATCATCCAGGATAAAGCGAAAAAGGTGCTGGCGCTGAAAGTGGATCCGGAGTCGCCGGAGTCTTTTATGTTACGCCCAAAAAGCCGCCGCTGGGTTAATGAAAAGTACACGCGCTGGGTTAAGACACAGCCGTGTGCATGTTGTGGAAAGCCTGCTGATGATCCCCACCATCTGATAGGCCACGGTCAGGGTGGAATGGGTACAAAAGCGCATGACCTCTTTGTGTTGCCTTTGTGCAGAAAGCATCACGACGAGCTGCATGCGGATACCGTGGCATTTGAAGAGAAGTATGGCTCTCAGCTGGAGCTGATATTTCGTTTTATCGATCGTGCGCTGGCAATTGGCGTACTGGCCTGATTTTGTGGAGAAAGTTGATGCGTGATATGTATGAAGTGATGGATCGTTGGGGAGCTTGGGCTGCTTCAGACAATAGCGGAGTGGACTGGCAACCGGTAGCCGCTGGCTTCAAGGGGCTTTTACCTCATGGCAAAAAGTCCCGGATTCAGTGTGATGATGATGAGGGGCTCATGATCGATGGGTGCGTAGCTAGATTAAGAAAGTACAAACCAGAAGAGTATGAGTTAGTTATAGCCCATTTTGTGGTAGGGATTTCATTGCGAGCCATTGCTAAGAAGAGAAAGTGTTCGGATGGGACTATCAGGAAAGAGTTGCAAACATCGCTTGGTTTCATTGAAGGCATTGTTTGCACTCTTGCCTGTTAACTATTCTTAACTGTCTTCTAGTTATATTGGGCGCTTTGAATTCGATTTAAAGCGTCTTCCACTTATTCCAGAAACCCAAATGTCTTCCTCAAGAAAGTCAAGAAGGGCTTTTATTTCTTTTTTTGATGAAGGCATGACAATTTTCTCAACACCGCCAACTATTATGGTTTGTAAGGGGAAATTAACTTTAGCAGCTTCGGATTTAAACTTTGACATATTTTGGGGTGTTAGCATCCCAGTCTGATTTATTAGTGTTACTTTATTTCTTATCACTGTATCTGCAACGGATTTTAGATCAAAACCTTGGGGAGTAGAAAATACACTAAGTTGACTAAATGCATTAAGTTCTTGGTCAGTAGCAGCAGAAAAATAGGACGACATGTCAAAAATGCTTCTTAGATTAAAGAAACTCTTAAATCGTATTGTATCATTGATAATTATTGCAACTAGTTTATCATCAACATTAAAACCGATGCTATTAGCTTTACTAAAGGTAGTTTTGCTTGCAAAAAGCTTTCCAAAGAATGATTTTGAGGTATCTAAGATTTGTTTTTTGTTGAAAGTTTGTAGTGCAATAATATTGGGGTTTGCTGGCGCGTCAACACCAACAAATAATGCTTTAATATAACCAATATCAATTTGGCTAGGATCCCAGATAGGCACGGCGGTAGGCCTATTGACTGCGTCAATCAGGCGTGCAGAATCAGTAAAGTTTTGTATTTCAAAACACTCACTATGTTTTGGTGTATAACCGGCATAGAATGGTATCATATTGTTATGATGACTTTCAAAATATTGACGCTGTTGTTGGAAAATGGCCGTAACAGAAGTACTTGCTGTTGCATCAAGTTCGACTCTAACAATTCTCGTTGCAATTGTATTATCTATTACTGCAAAAAGTGCCATGGTTATTATCCTTTAACATGTAGAAATGTGTAGTCTGTTAATTGAATAACTGTAAATTTGATATCTTTAATATCAGTAATAACTGATTTAGAAATCAATACAAAACCTACGCCGGTGTCATCTTCAGCTTCGTAAAATTTATAACCGATAAGTGACAATACTGGGTTAAAGTTATAGTTCTCGGAAAAGCTGATGTAAAATAACAATGATAAATAAAAGAATAACGCATATGCTTTATTTTCAGCAATAGAATCTGTTCCTAGGAGAGGGAATAAATAGCTTAAGAAATAATTAGTTACTTCTTTGTTAGCGGGAGAAACTGAACTAATATTTTTTGTCAGAGGTTCAAGTTGTTTCTCAGCATATTGAATCAGGCCTATTGCTAATAACCAACTTGCTATGCCAACGCATAAGCTATATTGCATCAGCCAAACCGTATCTTTTACATATCCAATAAAAAATAGAGTTGCGCAAACAGGTGCAATTGAGCTGGCTGTTAATAATAAGCGTGCTAATTTGTTCATCATGATATCCTTTGTACTGTTTATGCATACAGCACTTTACATCATGTACTCCAAAGTATCTATCTTGTGAAGAATCTTACACTAAATACTACAGAAAAAGTTAACGCGTACGCAAAAAGTATTATATCGTGTTAAGAGTGGTTACTTTGCCACACAGCTTAAACCCGCCGTCGAGCGGGTTTTGTCATTTCTGGGCCTTGGTATTCGTTGGGCTTGGTCTATCTAGTACTTATCCATTGGCTCGGCTTCTTTTACGTTTCCGCTTCTGGTTTGCGGTTCGTGGTACTCCCTCAATTTGCACCTCCTGTATCGGCGAGGTGAGAGATAACTACAAATGCCTCATAACCCAAATACCTGGCTGGAGTTGGTCCAGAGCTGGTGGCGTGGAGACACACCACTGGGCGCAGTGATTATGTCGATCGTTATGGCTGGCTTGCGCATTGCCTATTTTGGCGGTGGTGGTGGCTGGAAGCGAAAAACACTCGAAATTCTACTCTGTGGCGCTCTGACGCTGACTTTTGCATCCGCTCTTGAGTATGTCGGATGGCCTAAATCGCTTTCTGTTGCCATTGGTGGTGGGGTGGGGCTGATCGGTGTCGATGCTATTCGTGGGGCTGCAATGAGAGTAATCGGTAATAAGTTTGGTGGCTCTAAGGAGTAATTTATGCAGGTACTAAATTCCCAGCGTAAAGCTTTCCTCGATATGGTGGCATGGTCAGAAGGAACGGATAACGGGCGACAACCGACACGTAACCACGGTTATGATGTTATTGTTGGTGGTGAACTGTTCACTGATTACTCCGATCACCCTCGCAAACTTGTCACGCTAAACCCCAAACTCAAATCAACAGCCGCCGGACGTTACCAGCTTCTTTCACGCTGGTGGGATGCTTACCGTAAACAGCTTGGCCTGAAAGATTTTTCTCCAGAAAGCCAGGACGCTGTAGCTCTGCAGCAGATTAAAGAGCGTGGCGCTTTACCGATGATTGACCGTGGCAATATTCGTCAGGCAATCGACCGTTGCAGCAATATTTGGGCTTCATTGCCCGGTGCTGGCTACGGTCAGTATGAACACAAGATCGATAGTCTGATTGCCAAATTCAAAGAAGCTGGCGGGGTGGTTAATGAAACTTCGCTATAAGCTGGTTATTTCTGCTTTCCTCCTGACTTTATTCGGTTCTCTCGTCTGGTCAGCTAACCACTACCACAGCAAATACCAGCGCGAAAAGAAACGTGCTGATGAGGCTGTACAAAATGCCGAATCGGCAACCGCTATTACCAATAACGTCCTGCAATCACTGCAAATCGTCAATACAGTTCTGGAGGCTAACCAGCATGCAAAACAGCAGATCGCACTGGAGTCACAGAGAACCCAGGCTGATATCAAAGTGGCTGTTGCGGATGATGATTGTGCTGTACGCCCTGTGCCTGCTGCCGCTGCTGACCGGTTGCGGAAGTACGCGAACAGTTTACGTGAGCATTCCGAAGACTCCACTACCAGTCAGCTTGACTTCTGATACACCTGTACCGTTTATACCCAACCCACTGACGTATGGTGCAAGTCTTGATTTGAATGTAAGTTTGTTATCCGCGTTGGCTCAATGTAATAGGGATAAGTCAGATATCAGAATCATTGATAATCAAAATTGATGTATATTTTTATCGTCATGTAGATAACGAACAAGGTATTCCTCTGATACGTATTCGTTGAATACAGGTCATGGGTAGGCATTGCAATATCGCTTCGAAATTATCTGTGATAATGCTCTTAATTTTGAATGTATGTATTTGGGAAAAGAGATAAAGTAATAGTCTAATTAATGGAGATATCCACAAAACACAAAAGGGATTATTATGAGACCAGATCAATTTTTCTATCCAGATACTTTTACCTTTAATTCATCCACCTATTATGGTCAACGTGACTCATCTAAAGGCCGATTGTATATTCCTATTGAAAGTGACTTATGCCCATTTAATATCGGCGATATCATTGTGCAAAAAATGGTCGACAGGGAAAGGCTATTTGAAGTGCTTGATTACGAGGTGCAAATTAGTCTCGAGGTTGGTTGCCCTGGCTACTCACATTTGGCGGTATTGATAGTGAAGGCATTGGATGTAAAAGAGAAGCCGAAGCAGATTACGACCCATTTGACGTTTAACGGTGCTATTAATGCTGGTGGTGATTTTCAAGCCGGTAATGATAATTCGATCACAAAGAATATAACCATTCAACAACTACATGATGCTATAGAGCATTGCAATGATCCAGAGGTTAAAAGCCTTTGGCAAAAGCTATTGGAAAATCCGACGTTTGCTTCAATTGCTTCAATATTGGCAAAAAGTGCTTTAGGACAGTAATTCATCAAGCCCCATTCAATATGGGGTTTTTATGCTTATTACAAAGAGTTTTCTTCAATGCCACCACGAATCCCAAAATCCTGCCGCGTTCGCGGCTGCCGCCATACCACTACTGACCCGTCAGGCTACTGCGAAAGCCACAAAAGCGAAGGCTGGAAGCAATACAAGCCAGGACAATCCCGTCATCAGCGCGGCTACGGTTCGAAATGGGATGCTATCCGTGAACGTGTACTGAAACGTGACAAAGGTTTATGTCAGTTATGTCTGCGTGCCGGTGTGGTGCGTGAAGCGAAAACCGTTGACCACATCATCCCTAAAGCGCATGGCGGCACTGATGCCGACTGTAATCTGCAGAGTCTGTGCTGGCCGTGTCATAAGGCGAAGACGGCCCGTGAACGGTTGAAGTGATAATGATTCTCAACTTCCTGAGGGGAGGGGCGGGTCAAATCCCTGCGGCCTGACGTCTTCCGGACTGCCCGCCCCATCGTTTTTTTATACCCGCGAAAAATGAAATTTAACCAGGAGTGCCGCATATGGCTGGAACGGCGGGGCGTTCCGGGCGTCGCCCCAAGCCAACGGCGCGCAAGGCGCTGGCCGGAAACCCCGGCAAGCGAGCCCTGAACAAAGATGAACCTGTTTTTACGCCCATCAAAGGTGTTGAGCCACCGGAGTGGTTCGCTGAAGAAGAGCTCCCTCTCGCCACGATCATGTGGCAACTGACAACCAAAGAACTCTGCGGTCAGGGCCTGCTGTGCGTGACTGACCTCGCAGTGCTTGAGCGGTGGTGCGTGGCCTATGAGTTCTGGCGACGTGCTGTGAAAAATATTGCCAGACAGGGCAACACCATCACCGGTGCAATGGGCGGCATGGTCAAAAATCCGGAGCTGACCGCCAAAAAAGAACAGGAGTCCGAGATGAGCAGTACGGGGGCAATGCTCGGACTCGACCCCAGCAGCCGCCAGCGTCTGATTGGCCTGGCGGGGCAGAAGAAAGCCACTAACCCGTTTCTGAAAATTATCGAATCATGAGCCGGAAATCTTACCCCAACGTAAATGCTGCAAATCAGTATGCCCGGGATGTCGTGCGCGGAAAGATTGTTGCCTGCCAGTTTGTGATTCAGGCCTGCCAGCGCCATCTTGATGACCTGATGGCGGAAAAAAGTAAGTCGTTTCGTTACCGCTTCGACAAGGACCTGGCTGAACGGGCCGCGAAATTTATTCAGCTGTTGCCGCACACCAAGGGTGAGTGGGCATTTAAGAGGATGCCCATCACGCTGGAGCCGTGGCAGCTCTTTGTGATCTGCTGCGCGTTTGGCTGGGTCAATAAAGGCTCCCGGCTGCGCCGCTTCCGTGAGGTGTATACCGAAATCCCCCGTAAGAACGGCAAATCGGCAATCTCTGCCGGTGTCGCCCTGTATTGTTTTGCCTGTGATAACGAGTTCGGCGCGGAAGTGTATTCCGGTGCCACGACGGAGAAACAGGCATGGGAAGTCTTTCGTCCGGCAAGACTGATGTGTAAACGCACACCCATGCTGATGGAAGCGTTCGGGATTGAGGTTAACGCCTCAAACATGAACCGTCCGGAGGATGGTGCGCGTTTTGAACCGCTGATCGGTAACCCCGGTGATGGTTCATCACCCCACTGTGCGGTGGTGGATGAATATCACGAGCACGCCACAGATGCGCTTTACACCACGATGCTTACCGGGATGGGGGCGCGACGTCAGCCACTGATGTGGGCTATCACTACCGCCGGGTACAACATTGAGGGGCCGTGCTACGACAAACGGCGGGAAGTCATCGAGATGCTCAACGGCTCGGTGCCTAACGATGAACTGTTCGGGATCATCTATACCGTTGATGAAGGTGACGACTGGACCGACCCGCAGGTGCTGGAAAAAGCCAATCCAAATATTGGCGTGTCGGTTTATCGCGAATTTTTGTTAAGTCAGCAGCAGCGTGCGAAAAATAACGCCCGTCTGGCAAACGTCTTTAAAACAAAACACCTCAATATCTGGGTGTCGGCGCGTTCGGCGTATTTCAACCTGGTGAGCTGGCAGAGCTGCGAGGATAAATCACTGACCCTTGAGCAGTTCGAGGGGCAGCCGTGCATTCTGGCCTTTGACCTGGCGCGTAAACTGGATATGAACAGCATGGCGCGACTTTATACCCGCGAGATTGACGGTAAAACGCATTACTACAGTGTGGCCCCGCGTTTCTGGGTACCGTATGACACGGTGTACAGCGTCGAGAAAAATGAAGATCGACGGACAGCCGAACGCTTTCAGAAATGGGTGGAAATGGGCGTTCTGACCGTTACCGATGGTGCGGAGGTGGATTATCGCTACATCCTCGAGGAGGCCAAAGCGGCGAACAAAATCAGTCCGGTCAGTGAGTCACCCATCGACCCCTTCGGGGCGACCGGGTTGTCACATGACCTTGCTGATGAAGACCTGAACCCCATCACTATCATTCAGAACTACACCAACATGTCCGACCCGATGAAAGAGCTGGAAGCGGCAATTGAATCGGGGCGCTTTCATCATGATGGCAATCCCATCATGACCTGGTGTATCGGCAACGTGGTCGGCAAAACCATTCCGGGTAACGATGATGTGGTGAAGCCCGTCAAAGAGCAGGCGGAAAACAAAATTGACGGTGCAGTTGCGCTGATTATGGCGGTTGGCAGAGCCATGCTGTACGAGAAAGAAGACACGCTGTCTGACCACATTGAGTCCTATGGGATCCGCTCGCTTTAACTGAGGTAATTATGATCATGCTGATTCTCGCGCCTCTGGTGGGCGTGCTGGGGGCGCTTTTGCTGGCGTATGGTGCCTGGCTGATTTATCCCCCGGCGGGGTTTGTTGTTGCCGGGGCGTTGTGCCTGTTCTGGTCGTGGCTGGTGGCGCGATATCTCGACCGTACACAGTCGTCTGTCGGCGGAGGTAAATAGTGTTCTTTTCGGGATTATTTCAACGAAAAAGTGACGCACCGGTGACCACGCCAGCAGAGCTGGCGGATGCTATCGGGTTGTCCTACGACACCTATACCGGAAAGCAGATCAGCAGCCAGCGGGCTATGCGACTGACGGCGGTTTTTTCCTGTGTCAGGGTGCTGGCGGAGTCGGTCGGGATGTTGCCCTGCAACCTGTATCACCTGAACGGCAGCCTGAAGCAGAGAGCCACTAGCGAACGTCTGCATAAGCTGATCTCCACGCATCCCAATGGCTATATGACGCCGCAGGAGTTCTGGGAGCTGGTGGTCACCTGTCTGTGCCTGCGGGGAAACTTTTACGCCTACAAAGTGAAAGCATTTGGCGAAGTGGCTGAACTGCTGCCCGTCGATCCCGGTTGTGTGGTACCGAAGCTTAACAGTCGCTGGGAACCGGTTTACCAGGTCACATTCCCGGACGGCTCCACGGATGTACTGAGCCAGGAAGATATCTGGCATGTGCGCACGCTGACGCTGGACGGTCTGGTGGGACTGAATCCCGTCGCCTATGCCCGCGAGGCAATATCGCTGGCAGCTGCGACCGAAGAGCACGGGGCCAGACTGTTCAGCAATGGCGCGGTGACGTCGGGTGTGTTGCGTACAGAACAGACGCTGTCGGATCAGGCTTATGAGCGCCTGAAGAAAGATTTTGAGGAGCGTCACACCGGGCTTGGCAATGCTCACCGCCCGATGATCCTTGAGATGGGGCTGGACTGGAAGTCGATGGCGCTGAACGCCGAGGACAGCCAGTTCCTGGAAACCCGCAAGTTTCAGCTTGAAGAAATCTGTCGTCTGTTCCGGGTACCGTTGCACATGGTGCAGAACACCGATCGCGCCACCTTCAACAATATCGAAGAACTGGGGCTCGGATTTATCAACTATTCACTGGTGCCGTATCTGACCCGCATCGAACAGCGGATCAACACCGGACTGGTACGAAAAAGTAAGCAGGGCGTTTATTACGCCAAATTTAACGCCGGGGCGTTACTGCGCGGGGATATGAAGTCCCGTTTTGAAGCCTACGCCACCGGGATTAACTGGGGAATTTACTCTCCCAATGACTGCCGCGACCTGGAAGATATGAATCCGCGTCCCGGTGGGGATGTCTATCTCACACCAATGAACATGACCACGAAACCCTCCGATGGCAGTAAAGCCGGTAAGCAGAAGGATAACGCTAATGCAGACGAAACAACGTCTTGATGTACCGCTGAGTCTGAAATCTGTCAGTGACTCCGGTGAGTTTGAAGGGTATGGCTCCGTCTTTGGTGTAAAGGACAGCCACGATGATGTGGTGATGTCCGGGGCATTTGCTGCTTCCCTGCGGGCGTGGAGTGACAGAAAAGCGTTACCTGCGCTGCTCTGGCAGCACCGCATGGATGAGCCCATCGGTGTTTACACCGAAATGAAGGAAGACGATGTCGGGCTTTACGTCAGGGGGCGGTTGCTCATTGATGATGATCCCCTGGCAAAACGCGCACATGCACACATGAAGGCCGGTTCGTTAACCGGCCTTTCTATTGGGTACGTCCTGAAAGACTGGGAATACGACCGGAGCAAAGAAGCCTTTCTGCTGAAAGAAATCGACCTCTGGGAAGTCAGTCTGGTGACGTTCCCGTCTAACGACGAGGCGCGGATCAGCGACGTCAAGAACTCGCTGGCCCGCGGGGAAATCCCCGAACAAAAAAAAATCGAAAGAGTCCTGCGTGATGTCGGACTCTCCCGTACCCAGGCCAAAGCATTCATGGCCGGGGGCTATGGCGCACTGTCCCTGCGCGACGCTGAGGATGTGGGCTCTGCACTGAATGCACTGAAAAATCTGAACTTCTAATCAGGAGAAATACGATGGCGGTTGATATTAAAGATGTCGAACAGGTCGCGCAGGAGCTGCAGCAGAAGTTTGACGACTTCAAAGCAAAGAACGACAAGCGCGTGGATGCGATTGAGCAGGAAAAAGGCAAGCTTGCCGGGCAGGTGGAAACCCTGAACGGGAAACTCAGCGAGCTGGAAAATCTCAAAAGCGACCTTGAAAAAGAGCTGCTTGAGCTGAAACGTCCGGCAGGTGGAGCGCAAAATAAACTGGCCACCGAGCATAAAGAGGCGTTTGTGGGCTTCCTGCGTAAAGGCCGTGAAGACGGTCTGCGCGATCTGGAGCGTAAGGCATTGCAGGTGGGTACCGATGAAGACGGTGGCTACGCTGTGCCGGAAGAACTGGATCGCAACATTCTTAACCTGCTGAAAGATGAAGTGGTGATGCGTCAGGAAGCCACGGTGATCACCGTTGGCGGTTCCGACTACAAAAAACTGGTGAATCTGGGCGGTACGGCTTCCGGATGGGTGGGGGAAACGGATACGCGATCCCAGACTGCCACCTCCAGACTGGAGCTGATTGAACCTCTCATGGGGGAAATCTACGGCAACCCGCAGGCCACCCAGAAAATGCTGGACGATGCCTTCTTCAACGTGGAGGCCTGGATCAACAGCGAGCTGGCAACCGAATTTGCCGAACAGGAAGAAATTGCCTTTACCTCAGGCGATGGCACCAAGAAGCCGAAAGGGTTCCTGGCGTATGAATCCACTGATGAAACCGACAAGGTCCGGGCGTTCGGCAAACTTCAGCATATTGTATCCGGCGAAGCGACCGCGGTGACCGCAGACGCCATTATCAAACTGATTTACACGCTGCGTAAGGCACACCGCACTGGCGCGAAGTTCATGATGAACAACAACAGCCTGTTTGCCATCCGTCTGCTGAAAGACAGCGAGGGTAACTATCTGTGGCGTCCGGGGCTGGAACTGGGGCAGCCGTCCTCTCTGGCGGGTTACGGTATCGCTGAAAACGAACAGATGCCGGATATCGCCGCTGATGCGAAAGCCATTGCATTTGGTAACTTCAAACGGGGTTACACCATCGTTGACCGTATCGGCACCCGCATTCTGCGTGACCCGTACACCAATAAACCGTTTGTCGGTTTTTATACCACCAAGCGCACCGGCGGGATGCTGGTCGATTCGCAGGCCATCAAACTGCTGAAGATTGCAGCGGCGTAATCACTCAGGGGCGCGGAACCACGCCCCCTGTTCTGACGGGTGAAGAATCATGATCCTGAAACAAGATCTGAAATGGTCACCGGACGGTATGCGTGTTGAGGTCATTCGGGCCGGTGAGTATGACGACGGGGCGCTTCCTGCCCGGGTGCAGGAGATTGCACTTCAGGCCGGGTTAGCAGAGCGCGGAACCAGTGCAAAAAGCAGTAAAGCGACAAAAGAGAAAAAAGCCACGACCAGTAAAGAGGGCTGAGTATGCTTCTGACAATGGAAGAGATTAAAGCCCAACTCCGGCTGGATGAGGATTTCGATGCTGATGACCGCCATCTGCAACTGCTGGCCTGTGCGGCGCAAAAGCGGACGGAAACGTATCTGAACCGGAAGCTCTATGCACCGGATGAAACCATTCCGGACAGCGACCCGGACGGACTGCACCTGCCGGATGATATTCGTCTGGGGATGCTGATGCTTATCAGCCATTTTTACGAAAACCGCTCGTCGGTTACGGAAGTGGAGAAACTCGACATGCCGCAGAGTTTTGGCTGGCTTGTCGGCCCGTACAGGTACTTTCCGCAATGAAAATTCGTCAGGCGCAGACCAGCGCAACCTACATTCTGCCGGACCCCGGTGAACTGAATAAACGCGTCCTGATCCGCCTGCGGGTGGATATGCCCGCGGATAACTTTGGCGTGGAGCCTCAATACCCGGTTACGTTCCGGACATGGGCGAAGGTTATCCAGACCAGTGCCACCACCTGGCAGGAAACCGCGCAGACCGGGGACGCCATCACCCATTACATCACCATTCGTTACCGCCGGGGGATCACCGCTGATTATGAGGTGGTCTGCGGTGACAGTGTGTACCGGGTGAAACGTCAGCGCGATCTGAACGGGGCGCGGCGCTTTCTGCTGCTGGAGTGTACGGAGCTGGGCGAATGTAGGCAGAGTCACGGAGGCAGCAATGGCGACTCCCTTTTTTCACGTTGATGTTCAGCAGCCCGCCGAGATGCGCTTTAACCGCGCCCGTGTCCGGCGGGCGTTTGTCACGATTGGGCAGCGTCATATGCGTGATGCCCGTCGGCTGGTGATGCGCCGTGCGCGGTCGGCACCGGGTGAAAACCCCGGTTATCAGACCGGACGCCTGGCTCGTTCGATTGGTTATATGGTGCCGAGAGCCAGTAAAAAGCGAGCCGGTTTTATGACACGCATTGCCCCTAACCAGCGCAACGGGAAGGGGAACCGGATGATCTCTGGTGACTTCTATCCGGCGTTTCTGTTTTTTGGTGTCCGGGGAGGAGCAAAACGTCGTCGTAGTCATCATCGTGGTGCATCCGGTGGCAGCGGCTGGCGACTGGCTCCACGTAATAACTTCATGGTGGAAACGCTTGAAAAGAACCGCAGCTGGACACGCTATTTTCTGGCGCGGGAATTGCGTAAATCACTGAAGCCGGAGCGACGACACAGATGAAACTGACGCCTGTTATTGCTGCGCTGCGTGCCCGCTGCCCGTATTTTGAAAACCGGGTGGCAGGCGCGGCACAGTTCAAAAATCTGCCGGAGGTCGGAAAGCTGAGACTCCCGGCGGCGTATGTGGTACCGGGTGATGACTCTCCGGGAGAAAACAAAAGCCAGACCGACTACTGGCAGGAGCTGAAAGAGGGCTTCTCCGTGGTTGTCATACTGAGTAACGGGCGTGATGAGCGCGGTCAGTTTGCCTCGTATGATGTGGTGGACGATGTCCGGCAGATGCTCTTTAAGGCTCTGCTGGGCTGGAACCCGGAAGCGTGCGGTAACCCGATTACCTATGACGGCGGCACGCTGCTGGATCTGAATCGTCATGAGCTGATTTATCAGTTCGATTTTTCGGTCATCAGCGAGCTGACTGAAGACGATACCCGCCAGCAGGATGATCTGAACAGTCTGGATGAACTGCAAACGCTGGCGATTGATGTTGATTATCTCGAGCCCGGTAACGGGCCTGACGGCGATATCGAACATCACACCGAAATAACCCTTCCTTCCTGAGGATCCTCATGTTTGTCAAACCTGTTAAAGGGCGGTCAGTTCCTGATCCTGCCCGCGGCGACCTTTTGCCCGCCGAAGGGCGAAATGTTGACGAGAACAACTACTGGCTGCGCCGTGAAGCAGCGGGTGATATCCGGCGCGTGAATAAAAAGGTGAATACCGATGACGATAAGCTTTAACACCATTCCGTCGAATACGCTGGTTCCGTTGTTTTATGCGGAAATGGATAACCAGGCGGCGAATACTGCACAGGACAGCGGAGCATCGCTGCTGATTGGTCATGCCAATAACGGTGCAGAGATTGTTGCCAACAGTCTGGTACTGATGCCGTCGGCAGACTATGCACGCCAGATTTGTGGTGCGGGAAGTCAGCTGGCGCGTATGGTCGAGGCTTATCGCCAGACTGACCCGTTTGGCGAGCTGTATGTGATTGCCGTTCCGGAAGCCACAGGCGCGGCGGCAACGGTTACGCTGACGGTGACCGGGGCGGCAACCGAAACCGGCACGGTGAATGTTTATGTGGGACGTACCCGCGTGCAGGCACCGGTGACCAATGGCGATAACGTCGCGACGATTGCCGGCAGTATCCAGGATGCCATCAATGCCGTTCCGGCCCTGCCGTTTACGGCCTCATCTTCGGCTGGCGTGGTCACACTGACCGCGCGTCATAAGGGGCTTTGCGGGAATGAAATTCCTGTCAGCCTCAATTACTACGGCTTCGGTGGGGGAGAAGTGCTGCCTGCGGGCGTACAGATTGCCGTGGCGGCGGGGACCGCCGGAACGGGGGCTCCTGTTCTCACCGGCGCGGTGGCTGCAATGGCGGATGAGCCGTTTGATTATATCGGTCTTCCGTTCAACGACACGGCCTCCGTTAACACGCTGGTGACCGAGATGAACGATACCAGCGGTCGCTGGAGCTATGCGCGTCAGCTGTATGGTCATGTGTATACGGCAAAGATCGGCACGCTGTCAGAACTGGTGACCGCAGGTGACCAGTTTAACCAGCAGCACATTACCCTGGCGGGGTACGAAAAAGAGACCCAGACGCCTGCCGACGAGCTGGCGGCAAGCCGTGCCGCCCGCGCAGCGGTGTTTATTCGCAACGATCCGGCACGTCCCACGCAGACCGGTGAGCTGGTGGGTATGCTGCCTGCGCCGAAGGGGAAACGGTTCACGATGACCGAACAACAGACTCTGCTGTCTCATGGCGTGGCAACGGCGTATGTCGAAAGCGGGGTGCTGCGCATTCAGCGTGATGTCACCACGTACAGGAAAAATGCTTACGGGGTTGCGGATAACAGCTACCTCGACAGCGAGACGCTGCATACCAGTGCGTATGTACTGCGCAAACTGAAATCCGTCATTACCAGTAAGTACGGGCGTCACAAGCTTGCCAGTGACGGTACCCGCTTTGGTCCCGGTCAGGCGATTGTCACCCCGGCGGTGATCAAAGGGGAACTGCTGGCAACCTACCGTCAGCTCGAGCGTGCGGGGATCGTGGAAAACTACGAACTGTTCAAGCAGTACCTGGTTGTAGAGCGTGATGCCAGCGATCCGAACCGCCTGAACACGCTGTTCCCGCCTGACTATGTTAACCAGTTGCGTGTCTTTGCCGTGGTTAACCAGTTCCGTCTTCAGTATTCAGAGGAGTCTGCATAATGGCCCGTATCGGGGGAACCTGTTATTTCAAAATTGACGGTCAGCAGCTATCGCTGACCGGCGGCATTGAGGTGCCCATGAACAGGACGGTCAATGATGACATCATCGGCCTGGACGGCTCAGTGGACCGCAAGGAAACTCACCGTGCGCCTTATGTCAAAGGGACCTTCAAGGTGCCGAAGAATTTTCCGGTGAACAAAATCACCTCGTCTGATGAGATGACAATCACTGCCGAGCTGGCGAACGGTCAGGTCTATGTACTGTCGTCTGCCTGGCTGCACGGCGAAGCGAACCATAATGCCGAAGAAGGCACGGTTGATCTTGAGTTCCACGGTGAAGAAGGGGATTACCAGTAATGAAAGAGCTTGAGTTAAAGAAACCGATTACCGCTCATGGCGAGACACTCTCCGTACTGGAGTTTGATGAGCCCACCGGGAAAGATGTCCGCGAGCTGGGATATCCCTACCAGATGAATCAGGATGAGTCCGTCAGACTTCTGGCGCATGTGGTATCGAAATACATCGTGCGGCTGGCGAAAGTGCCGCAAAGCTCTGTCGACCAGATGTCTCCGGCAGACCTGAATGCAGCGGCGTGGCTTGTGGCCGGTTTTTTCCTCCAGGCCTGACGGCTGAATACCTCACTGATCGCTTCTTTGACTGCGCCAGCTACTGGCGCATTAATCCTTTCGAATTGCTGAATATGCCGATCAGTGAAATTCCCTTACTGGTCAGTCAGGCAAACAGGATAGAGCAGGAGAAACGCACACATGGCTGAATTTGAGCTTAAGGCGTTGATCACCGGTGTCGACAGGCTTTCTCCGGCGCTGTCGAAAATGCAAAAGAAAATCCGGGGATTTAAACGCCAGGCGGAAGAAGCGTCACAGGGTGGGCTGGCGCTTGGTGGCGGACTGGCAGCGGGTCTGACGCTTTCCCTGAAATCTTATGCCGATCAGGAAAACGCCGCCACCGGGCTGAAAGTCGCCATGATGGATGCGAACGGCGAGGTTGGAAAGAGCTTTCAGGACATCAATAAACTGGCTATTGGCCTGGGTAACCAGCTACCCGGTACAACGGCTGATTTCCAGAACATGATGCAGATGCTGGTGCGTCAGGGGATCCCGGCAGAAAACATTCTGGGTGGTGTGGGTAAAGCGACAGCTTATCTTGCGGTACAACTGAAAAAAACACCGGAAGCGGCTGCTGAGTTTGCTGCAAAGATGCAGGATGCTACCGGAACGGCGTCAGAAGACATGATGGGGCTGTTCGACACTATCCAGAAGGCGTTTTATCTGGGCGTTGACGATACCAACATGTTGTCCTTCTTCACTAAAACCAGTTCTGTTCTGAAGATGGTGAACAAGGACGGTCTTCAGGCTGCACAGAGCCTTGCCCCCATCAGCGTCATGATGGATCAGATGGGGATGAACGGGGAGTCGGCAGGTAATGCCCTGCGAAAAGTTATCCAGTCCGGATTAAGCGTTAAGAAAATCAGGGACGTTAATAAAGTTATGGCCCGCCAGAAACTCGGAGTGCAGCTCGATTTTACTGACGGCAAAGGGAGTTTTGGCGGTCTTGATAACATGTTTAAGCAACTGGCAAAGCTGCGAAAACTGACCGACGTTAAGCGAACAGGTGTACTTAAGGCAATATTTGGTGATGATGCCGAAACCCTTCAGGTGGTCAATGCACTAATCGATAAAGGAAAGGATGGCTACGATCAGATCCAGCAGAAGATGAATAAACAGGCCAGCCTGAATAAACGTGTTCAGGCACAGCTTGGTACGCTGTCCAACCTGTGGGAGGCAATGACAGGGACCGCAACTAACGGCCTTGCGGCTATTGGCGGCGCATTTTCTGGTGACGCTAAAAATATCACGCAATGGCTGGGGGAGTTGGGGGAGAAATTCACGAAGTTTGCGGATAAAAATCCCCGGGTTATTCGCGGCGTCGTCGGGCTTGCTGCCGGTCTTGCGATTCTGAAACTGGGATTGATGGGCGTTGGCGGTGCCATCAGTATTGTCAGCAGGATCATGTCGATGACGCCGATTGGCATGATTGCGACGGCGATAGCCCTGGCTGCGGGATTAATTATCACTAACTGGGATGTTGTCGGACCTTATTTTAAGAAACTCTGGGAAACCATTGGTCCTTATTTTGAGACTGGCTGGGAACTTCTTAAGAAGGTTTTTGCCTGGTCGCCGCTGGGGATGGTGATCAATAACTGGGGACCGGTTGTTAAGTGGTTTCAGGATATGTGGGACAAGCTGAAGCCAATTATTGAGTGGTTTACCGACAGTTCCGGTGACACGGTCGATGCCATTAACTCTGCGCAGTGGGGCGCGGGTGCTTATGATGCTTATGGGACGGGAATACCGGCGCGGGGATACACACCTTATCAGGCGGTAGATCCGGCTCAGTCAAACAACGCCTCCGGTGCCACAGGCCCGAATCCCTTCATGATTAACAAAGCTTCTGCGCCAAAAGTTGATGGTGAGATCAAGGTCTCTTTTGTGAATTCGCCTCCGGGTATGCGGGTTATGGAAACGCGATCCAGCGGTTTTGATGTCAGCCATGATGTTGGCTATACGCGCTTTGGCAGGTAATGAAAAATTAATCTGTTAATGAGTCCCACTCCGGTGGGATTTTTTATGTACGGAGTTTATATGACGTGGAAAGACAGACTTCAGGACGCGTCATTTCGCGGTGTGCCGTTTAAGGTTGAAGAAGAAAGTGCGGGAACCGGTCGTCGTGTGGAAACGCACGAATACCCGAACCGCGACAAACCCTATACCGAAGACCTGGGGAAAATCACTTTCCGCCCGTCCATCACAGCTTATGTGGTGGGAGATGACTGCTTTGACCAGCGCGATCGCCTGATTGACGCGCTGAATAAACCCGGTCCCGGCACGCTTGTCCATCCGACTTACGGTGAGCTGAAAGTCTGTGTTGACGGGGAAGTTCGGGTCAGCACATCGAAGAGTGAAGGGCGTATTGTCCGCTTTGACCTGAAGTTTGTCGAAGCGGGAGAACTCTCTTACCCCACTTCAGGTGCGGCGACGGCGCAGACGCTGATGTCATCCTGTTCTGCACTGGATGACTGCATCAGTGACAGCTTCAGTGGTTTCAGTATCGATGGCGTGGCAGATTTTGTGCAGAACGACGTCGTCGGTAATGCCAGCACAATGCTTGGGTATGTTTCTGATGCGATGAAAGTGGTGGATTCTGCCGTATCGGATGCCGCCAGGCTGTTGCAGGGGGATATCTCGGTACTTCTGCCGCCACCATCGTCAGGCAAAAATTTCGTTGAGCAGGTGCAGAAAATGTGGCGTACCGGGAAACGCCTTTATGGTAACGCCAGCGACCTGGTCACCATGATCAAAACGCTTTCCGGTGTCAGCCTCGGCAGCGATCTGCAACCGCGCGGCGTCTGGAAAACGGACAGTAAAACTACCGCCACGGCGACGCAGCAGCGTAACGTGGTTGCCAGCACCCTTCGTACAACCGCAATCAGCGAAGCGGCGTATGCCGTCACACGATTGCCTGCGCCCACAACTTCCGCGGTGATGCAGAATGCCACAGTAGGGCAGTCAACAACACCCGCGCAGAGCACCGGCTGGCCTTCTGTCACGCATCCGGCACTGAACAATGCACCGGCGGTGAAAAACACGGTTGACCTGCCAACGTGGGAAGAACTGACCGACATTCGCGACACACTGAATACGGCAATTGATAAGGAGTTGTCCCGTACAACCAGTGATGCGCTGTTTCTGGCGCTGCGCCGGGTGAAAGCAGATCTGAATGCGGATATCAACACGCGCCTTGAACAGTCTGCACGGATCATTCAGCGCACACCGGATGAGGTTTTACCCGCGCTGGTGCTGGCGGCGACCTGGTTTGATAACGCGGCGCGTGACGCGGACATTATCCGGCGTAATGCCATTACGCATCCCGGCTTTGTGCCGGTGATCCCTCTGAAGGTGCCAGTGCAATGAACGATAACGTCACGCTACGGGTAAATGGCCGGGAGTGGAATGGCTGGACATCGGTGCGCATCGGTGCCGGTATTGAACGGCTGGCGCGGGATTTCAGTGTGGAGATCACCCGCCAGTGGCCGGGAGATGAGGGTATCACCACGCTTCAGCCGCGCATTAAAAACGGTTCAAAAGTGGAAGTGCTGATTGGTGATGAGCTGGTGATCACCGGCTGGGTGGAGGCGACGCCCGTTCGTTACGATTCCCGTTCGGTCAGCACCGGTATTGCCGGACGCAGTCTGACGGCTGACCTGATTGACTGTGCAGCCGAACCGACACAGTTTAACGGACGCTCGCTGGTGCAGATTGCGCAGGCGCTTGCTGCGCCTTTCGGCATTGAGGTGGTGAACAGCGGTGCGCCGTCGGGTGTTATTCCTGATGTTCAGCCTGATCACGGTGAAACGGTGATTGAGGTAATCAACAAAATACTCGGTCAGCAGCAGGCACTGGCTTACGACGACCCGCACGGCAGGCTGGTGATTGGCGGTATTGGCTCAACGCGGGCACATACTGCGCTGGTACTCGGGGAAAACATCCTTTCCTGCGATACGGAGAAGAGTATCCGGGAGCGATTTTCTGTTTACCAGGTGGCGGGGCAGCGTGCCGGAAACGACGATGATTTCGGTGAGGCCACCACCACCGCGCTGCGGGCCCGCACAGAGGACGCATTTATTGCCCGTTACCGTCCGATGTATATCAGGCAGACAGGGCAGGCCACGGGGGCAGGCTGTATTGCGCGTGCTGACTTTGAAGCCCGACAACGGGCGGCGCGGACGGATGAAACCACCTATGTGGTGCAGGGCTGGCGACAGGGTAACGGTACGCTGTGGCAGCCCAACCAGCGGGTGATTGTCTTCGATCCGGTCTGTGGTTTCGACAATACCGAACTGCTTGTCTCGGAAGTCACGTTTACTCAGGACCAGAACGGCACCCTGACGGAAATCCGTGTCGGCCCGCCTGATGCTTATCTGCCTGAACCCGAAGCCCCCGGCGCGCGGAAAAAGAAAAAAGCCAGAGTACAGGAGGACCCGTTCTGATGAGGACGATTGAAGCCATGCAGCGACAACTTCTCGGCCTGATTGGGCGGGCAGTGGTGAAAAGCATCAGTGCCGCCACGAAATGTCAGACCGTGGATGTGTCCCTGATTGCCGGTGAACCCAAAGCCGGGGTTGAACATCTTGAACCCTACGGTTTTACCGCAAGGGCAAACAGCGGTGCGGAAGCGGTGGTGTTGTTTCCGGATGGCGACCGTTCTCATGCGGTGGTTGTTACGGTGTCGGACCGGCGCTACCGCCTGAAAGGGCTGCAAACGGGTGAGGTGGCTGTCTATGACGATCAGGGGCAGTCTGTGACGCTGACCCGGGAGGGGATCGTGGTGGACGGTGCAGGGAAAACGATCACGTTTCGCAATGCACCTGAAGCACGTTTTGAAATGGATCTGGAAGTGACCGGACAGGTGAAAGACCTGTGCGACTCCGGCGGCACCACCATGTCAGCGATGCGGCTTGCCTATAACGGGCATCGTCACAGAGAGAACGGTCAGGGCAGTAACACCGACAAACCTGATAAAGCGATGGAGGCATGATGGAACTGTGGCTGACGGTGAACGGTAAACGCACCTGCGCCAGCGCACCGCTGGATCCGCTGACCCGCGCCGTGGTGATTTCCCTGTTCACCTGGCGGCGGGCGGAGCCTGATGACAATGCCGACGTCCCGATGGGATGGTGGGGGGATACCTGGCCTGCGGTACAGAATGACCGTTACGGCTCCCGACTGTGGTTGCTTCAGCGCAGCAAACTGACCAATCAGCTGGTGCAGACGGTAAGGGGATATATCCGCGAATGCCTGCAATGGATGACTGATGACGGCGTGGTGTTCCGTATTGATCTGGATATCCGCCGCACCGGGATTAATGAGCTGGGTAACAGTATCACCCTCTGGCGTCGTGATGGACCAGTAATGATTTCTTTTGATGATCTGTGGAGTGCGATAACGCATGGCGGACAGTGAATTTCAGCGCCCGACGCTGGCAGAAAATATCAGTATGCTCCGTAACGATTTATTCGCCAGGCTGGACGTCAGCGACACGCTCCGGCGCATGGATGAAGACGTGCGGGCAAAGGTGTATGCGGCGGCGCTGCATACGGTCTACGGTTACATCGATTATCTGGCAATGAATATGCTGCCTGACCTGTGCGATGAGTCCTGGCTGGCGCGACATGCTGCGATGAAACGGTGTCCGCGCAAGGGAGCCACGGTTGCCAGCGGGTATATGCGCTGGGAAGGTGTCAGCGATGGCCTGAAGGTGACTGCCGGGAGTGTTATTCAGCGCGATGACCTGGTGCAGTACACGACAACTGACGATGCAATCAGCTCCGGTGGTGTCCTGCGCGTGCCGATCGCCTGCTCAAGTGCAGGTGCGGTCGGTAACGCTGACGACGGTACGGCATTAATCCTGGTCACGCCGGTGAATGGTCTGCCGTCTTCCGGTGTGGCTGACACCCTGACAGGCGGATTTGATACTGAAGAGCTGGAAACGTGGCGCGCCCGCGTCATTGAGCGGTATTACTGGACGCCGCAGGGCGGGGCTGACGGGGACTATGTCGTCTGGGCTAAAGAAGTGCCTGGCATTACCCGCGCATGGACATACCGACACTGGATGGGAACGGGGACTGTCGGTGTGATGATTGCCAGCAGTGACCTGATTAATCCCATTCCGGAAGAATCAACGGAAACGGCGGCAAGACAACATATCGGGCCACTGGCCCCGGTGGCAGGCTCTGATTTGTATGTGTTCAGGCCGGTGGCACATACGGTGGATTTTCATATCCGTGTGACGCCGGACACACCGGAAATACGGGCTGCCATCACCGCGGAGTTGCGTTCGTTCCTGCTGCGTGATGGTTATCCGCAGGGAGAACTGAAGGTGTCACGTATCAGTGAAGCGATTTCCGGTGCGAACGGGGAATACAGCCATCAGTTGCTTGCACCGGCGGACAATATCACCATTGCGAAAAATGAACTGGCGGTTCTGGGGGCGATTTCATGGACGTGACAAACGATGATTACATCCGTCTGTTGTCAGCACTGTTGCCGCCCGGTCCGGCGTGGTCAGCCAGCGATCCGGCGATTGCCGGTGCGGCACCGTCATTAACCCGTGTTCATCAGCGTGCGGATGCCCTGATGCAGGAGCTGGATCCGCGCACCACCACCGAACTGATAAACCGCTGGGAGCGTCTGTGCGGCCTGCCGGATGAATGTATTCCGGCAGGGACGCAGACTCTTCGCCAGCGTCAGCAACGGCTGGATGCGAAGGTTAACCTGGCGGGCGGCATCAACGAGGATTTTTATCTTGCACAGCTTGCTGCCCTGGGCAGGCCAGATGCCACCATCACGCGATACGACAAAAGCACCTTCACCTGCTCATCGGCCTGTACTGACGCGGTGAATGCGCCGGAATGGCGGTATTACTGGCAGATCAACATGCCAGCCGCCACCAACACCACCTGGATGACATGTGGCGATCCCTGTGATTCCGCACTGCGTATATGGGGCGACACCGTTGTCGAGTGTGTGCTTAACAAACTCTGCCCGTCGCATACCTACGTAATTTTTAAATATCCGGAGTAATCCATGCATCGCATAGACACTAAAACCGCGCAGAAGGATAAGTTCGGCGCGGGTAAGAACGGTTTTACTCGTGGTAACCCCCAGACCGGCACACCTGCCACCGATCTGGATGATGACTACTTTGATATGTTGCAGGAAGAACTCTGCAGCGTGGTGGAGGCATCCGGTGCCAGCCTGGAGAAGGCGCGGCACGACCAGTTGCTTACCGCGCTTCGTGCGCTGCTGTTAAGCCGCAAGAATCCGTTTGGCGATATCAAATCGGATGGCACGGTGAAAACGGCTCTCGAAAACCTTGGTTTAAGAGCAAGCGGGCAGTACACCGATAATTTGTTATTTACAGGTCCTGATGGTCTTAAGATTCAGGTGTTTCGCCGGACGCTCGCAAATTTGACTACTGTCGGTGTAGTAAATTCTGTGCCAGTGACTTTCCCTGTCCCGTTCCCTGTTAATTGCTGGGGCGTTTTTTCTACCAAATTAACATGGGTTCAGATAACTAACTCATGCGAGTGGGTAAGCAATACAGGATTTACCGCTCAGGTCATGATGAATATTGCTGTAAATACAAACACCTCAGACGCTATGTTTTTAGCTATAGGATATTAATATGAATCGTTTTGTGTTCAGTCCATCTGAGTCCCGTTTTTATGCCATCGAGTGGCAGGCTGATTATGTTGATAATAATTGTTGGCCACATGATGCCATTAACGTTAGTGACAGCATTTATTATGAGTTTTCCGGCACTCCCCCTACAGGTAAGCAACTTATAACTTTAAATAACATGCCAGCATGGGGTGATATTCCTCCACCTACACGAGAAGAATTAATTGTCGCTGCTGATGTGGAGAAGCAAAAAAGAATAGATTTAGCCAATGATTACATGAACGGTAAGCAATGGCCTGGTAAAGCAGCTATTGGTCGTCTGAAAGGTGAGGAACTGGCACAATATAATTTGTGGCTGGATTATCTGGACGCACTGGAGCTGGTCGATACCGCCAGTGCGCCAGATATTGAATGGCCTACGCCTCCGGCAGTTCAGGCCAGATGACATCCGGCGCGGTGCTGGTATCTGTTGCCGTCACCGCGTCAATGTAATCCAGCACAGTGTTAAGGCTGGTTGTTTCTGCCTGCGTCAGTTTACGTCCGGCCTGCAATTTCAGCTGAATCAGACTGATTGAAGCCATTGCAGTATCAATCAGTGACTGGCGCTGTGCTTCTGCTGCATCTACTGCGGCGCTATGCTGTGCTTCGGTATCCGTCACCCATTTCTCACCATCCCATTTATCGTATGGCGTTAACGGGGCGATAGTGGTTGTATTATCAGGGTAATCACCCGGAACTGTGATTTCTTTTGATTCTCCTGTTTCGGTGCTAAAGACGATTTCACCGCGATGGTCTGGCACATATTCCCATGAGTTAAAATCTACAGATCGGCAGATTGCATAACCAGCTTTGTATGTGCCAGGGGCATCTAAACAGGAATATGCAGGGATACCGACACCAACGGCAAGATATTCAGTTGATGTGGAAATATATTCCCGTGTTTCGCCATCATAGTTATAGACGGTAATATTCCCCGCCTTTGTAGCAATAAACTCGCTATTTAATACAGCGTTATCCATTATGCAGCCCTCACGATATAGTTAAATGCAATATTCCGTGGACGGGTTTCATTTATCCCATATGCTGTTGTTCTCTGATTCCCGACAAAATATCCATTTGGATTAGAAGATACAGAATAATCATCAAAATCAAGTGGGCTATCAGCACCCGGCGTCAGGCTTGCAATATATCCTCTTCCCATAACTTCTGATGCTGGTATTTCTTTTGTACGATAATCACTAACTCTGAAGAGCTGCCCTTGGTGGGTGTGTGATTCCACTCCTCCATTCTGAAGACTTAGCAAGGCACGTACAGCATCAATACCACGCCCGTCATCCCAGCCACGAATAAACTCACCACGTAAATCAGGCAATTTATTTGTCGGATAAGCCTTTGCCAGTTCCGGGTATTCTTCAGCAGAAAAAGCGGCACCGTTGCATTTCAGCCAGCCTGTTGGCGGAGTGGCTGAAGGCCACGGAACAGGCACCCCAACCGGTAATGCAGAGCCTTCTCCCAAACCAA